TAATTATCTATCACTTTGTTTCCCTTATCCCAATCCCCATCCAATCTTTCCACCATTCTTTTACCTATGAAGCCAGCTCCTCCTGTAATTAATATCTTCAATCCAACTCCTTGTTCAATTTATCTATATTCATTGTTAAGTTATATGGTCTTGTCTTGTCATACTCCTCACACACCGGTAAAACGTCTTTGTTAGTTCTCTTGGCAAGATCATACATTGTTTTAGATTCTGTTCCCACGTTGAATAAACCGGATGATTTATTCTCTATCAATTTTAATATGAGTTTAGAAATATTTTGGGCATAGTCAAAATTTCCTACTTGATCTAGCCATGCTTTTGGGTATGGGAATGGAGTAGGTTTGTGTGTAGTTCTTATCAGTAGATAATCATTAGATTTCAACTGTACATGACCATCTCCTAGCAGTTTGGTATAACTATACCAATTACCAGCATGTACCGGTACATCTTGTTCTGAAGCATTAACAACCGAATGTGTGTATACATAATCTGTTGATATGTGTACAAATTTTACTTTCCAATGGTTACAAAAATCTACCAAATTAGAAACTCCTCTATAGTTTACGTCCCAATGTTCTTCTCTCTTTGGATTATATGTGTCTGTGTAACCTATACAATTTAATATTACGTCATAGGGACAACATTGTCCGGCTCCATCTATGATCTGAGTCATCTTGTTGTAAGTTGATGTATCTGTGATATCAAAACTATCCTCTTTTCTGGATACTTGATCCCACTTAGTCTGAGCTATTATCTCAGAAGCTAGTAATCCATCACCTAACACCAAAACTTTAGAGTTCATTATAAAACTCCTTGACCCAATGTATTACATAATCTATATCCTCTTCAGTCATGTTATTATGACACGGTAAACTAATCAGCTTCTTCCACTCAACATCAGCTATTGGATATTCTCTATCTTGTTTTAATATTTTAAATAGATGTAGAGGTTTAAAGTGAACCGATGTATGTATCTTTTTATCTGCCAAATAAGATATTAGTTGATCTCTAACCGAGCTATCCACTTTAGCACAATAATACTGTACGGTTTCTGAATGTGGAGGTGGTTGTATATAACCCTTGAGCTCTCTATTATATCTCTCCTGAACATGTCTTCTGAATTCTAAATGTGCTGGTAGTTTTTTCATTTGTTCTAAACAAATTGCAGCTTGTAAATCAGTCATGTAACACTTTATTCCTAACTTCTCAACGTCATAATCCCAGGAGTACCCAGAACCTGCCTTAACCCTTGAGTAAGTGCTAGAGATACCAAACCAAGTTAATGGTTCCATCTTTTCGTATAACTCTTTACTATTAGTCGTGACCATTCCACCATCTCCACAAGGCATGGTCTTGACAGCTTGAAATGACCATACGGCAACATCACCCTTTGAACCTGCTCCTGGAGTGTAACAACTATGAGCCGTATCTTCAATAATTAACCCATCATAAAACTCTCTGATTGCATCAATGTCTGCCGGTACACCAGCTTGATTAACTGCTATGATAACTTCAGTATTAGGTTTCAAATTCTTTTTTACATCTTGTGGATCTATACACATGGTATGAGGATCCACATCCACTATGTTACTTGTGCATCCATTAAAAAGTGGAATAACAGCTGTGGTCATGAAAGATATAGTGGGATTGATAACGTCACAATCTTTTATATCCAATGCCTTGAATATTAAATCTTGACCACTAGTTGCACTATTGACTGCGATAGCATACTTGGCTCCAACCATTTCTGCAAACTCTTTTTCAAACTGAGCTACCTTTGGACCCTTACCCCACCAGCCACTCCTAATGACATCTGTTACTGCTTGTACATCTGCTTCATCACCATGAGGTTTCAACACAGGTAACATATCTTTTCTTATTTCCATTTTAACTCCAATCCGTTAAATCATTGGTTAGGTGAGGAGTAATATCATCCAAACCTTCTTTCTCAACAAAATCAGTCCACTTGACTTTACCCCATTGTTCAGGTATGTACTTTCTCTTTCGTATCACGTTGTAAAATATTGGATCGTTTCTCATATGAATGTATACACCATTATCCTGTCCTTTAATTCTATCTGTTCCTACAGTTTCAAATATCCATGGATCATCATTATCATTTAAGGACTGCTTCAAAAAATCAGTTCTCCAAACTGATGGCATCAACGATGTTTGATAGTCGCTATGGTTTTCAAACTTATAATAATTACCAGCAAGATGTTGAAGATTGTATGCTCTTGGAGCATTTTCATCCATTACAACTTTATTACCCTGTTGTATGTTCAAAAAGATTAGTTCGTCTTCTATATGTTGATACGTAATTGGTTCCCATAGATAAAAGTCTATCAACATTACGAATACATAATCAGTCGTGACCATATCCAACGCCATCTTCATACGAGTACCCCAGAGATCCTTACCATCTTCTCTAATCTTACCCGGTGTCACGTAGTCAAAATTAGGTTCTGTATGACTTATCGTCTCACCTATAACAATATTGTGAGTGTCTGGCTCCCAGTATTTATTCCACGTCTTCATATAGTTTGGCCATAGAAAATCATATGTGTCATATGTACACATTACTGTAGATATGTTCAATTTACTTGACGTTTTGTTCATTGTAACTCCTCAACTGATTATACAGTTCGTTGATTTCTGGATCATCGTAGATATGATCGCTTTTTTGGTTGACCTGTTTTGAATCATATCCCGAATCAGGAAGTGGAAAGTCTAAAAACTTTTCCAATTGTTTAATCTGTACGTTAATATCTTGATTAAAATCAAACATAAATTTTGGTTTATCCGTAGTGTCGAATACGTGTAGAAGAGATTTGTTGAATCTTTTCCAATATTGTATTAGATTGGCTTCTGCTTCTAAAGGATCCTCGTAATACGACGTTAAAAGTTTCTTATATGATGCTACAACTTCCACCGGATTGCGATACATTCCAACAATTACATCAAAGTGTTTTGTCCACATATCATTTAATAATGTTGTACGAGGATCTTTAGCAACCCACAATACCGGATCGCCTTGCTTCCAAAAAACCGGTTCATATTGTTGGTCGACCCAATTCATATACTCATCTACAACATTTCTAAACTCTAATGGAGGGTTCAATTCCTCGGGTGGTATGATTCCATATGGTAGTTTACTTCTAGTTTCTGCATTGAGCATTACTTTCAGACATCTATCATTTATTTCTCTCATGTCCAAATTTTCACATGTTCCACCAGTTACGTCTCCAACATGAACTCCATTATCCTTCAACATTCTTGTGATGTAAGAAGTACCGCTCCTACCTGAGCCCAATATGACTATCTTTGTGTAATTAATCATCTGATATCTTCTTTAAAGTTCCTCGAGGCATTATGACTTGTGGGTATAATGTATGATATGATCTTGTGACGTTACCGACAAATGGTTCCCATATTGAACCAAAATCTATCATCCAGCATTTATCACCTATTTCATCATACATCTCATCAACTATTACATTGGTAGCCATAGATGCTGAAAAAGCAAATACAGGATTATCAATCTTCTCTACAGCTTGCCTCATAGCATTCTTGATATCCTCTTTAGCTAAAAAACAGTCAACAGAAGGTATTGTAATAAATCCAACATGTCTAATAGGAATATTCTTTTTATTCTCTCCGGTTATAAACACTGTATTCATCTTTTCTAATTGACGAATAAATATTTCTATAGTGTTATCGAGACAAGAGTCTTCCCATACACGAGCATCATACCAATCTTTAGACAGTTTATGTTCGTCCAAATAACCTTCCACCTGAGGTTTGATATTATTTAACATTGGTGCAGTATATGGCCAAGTAGCTTTTCTATAGCCCTTGTCGTTTTTTAATGCTGCTCTTAGAGAAGTAGCCATCTCTGGAAAGTACTTATGCTTATCTACATTCTGACCATCTGCTCCAAAAACACATCCCCACTCACCATCACCCCAACGAGTATATGAAAACTTTTCACCCCTTTCCATCATATCTGCATACTCTTGTAGAGTGGTACTGTTTATTTGTATTTCATTTGGTTTGTTTTTCATTTTTCCTCTATTAATTCTCTTATATCGTAATAATATTGATTCCACAGATCAAATGCTGGTTTACAAAGCATTGTTGGTATGTTTCCAATTGTAGGGTCTGGATTGTTATAAGGAGGTTTCCCTTGAAACAATTCAACCTTATCCTTCCATTCATCAACCACCCATGGTTTGATATGATCATAATGTGCCCAATGAATAATCCTACTATCTACATTCATTTCATATAGTGGATAGTGATTAAATATACGAGGTATTGGTTCCTCTCTACCTCTAAAATAATCATTTAGTATTCCTTGATCCATTCCATTACCATTATGGGTGTGGATCATTTCTATCAAGCCGTCATATACCTCTTGAGTTCTATATTTCTTTCCCAGCACCACTAGTCCTGTATTGACACCGACTTGACCATACTCTACATCATATTCAAATAACTCACTCACGTCACCTATACACAACATATCAATATCAAACAAGATTACCTTATCATACTCAGTCTCTTTGAAACTCTCGAGTGTTAGATATGCAGATTTGCACTCAGGTGCTCTGTTACCAGCTCCAGGAATCTTAGCTGGCATATAATTATTAGGATCCACTTCTTCAAATATCACGTTAGGAGCCACTTCTTTAATTTTTTTCATATTTGATTTACTGAGATCTGCTATTCCAGGACTATGAAAGAATTTCACATCACATTCTCTAAAGTGTTTTATATTTGTTTTCATTGAATGAAGCATCACTAGAGCCCCATCAATATACTTGTCGTTACAAACTGTTGTAAATAATATCTTCATTTAAAATCCTTAATTTTATCCGTTACGTATTGTATTTCATTAATGTCAAGACCTTGATGTAGAGGTAAACATAAAGTATTTCTTGATGCTCGTTCAGCATTGGGAAGTTGTTCTGTGCTCTGATAGTAAGGTACGAGATGTAATGGGTAGTATCTAAAAGTAGTGTAAATATCATTCTTCTTTAAATACATTGCTAATTCATCTCTAGTTTGTTCATCTTCTAATTGTATCCAATACATGTAATAAGATGATTTAGAGTCTTCGGAGGTAACGATTGGTAAAGGTGTTTTGATCCACGATACATCTTTGAGCATATCATCATACATCTCATGTCTTGTTTTTCTTGCATGTATGAAACTATTCAATCTTTCTAATTGAACTAACCCTATTGCAGACGTTATATCATTTACTACGGATCTACGTCCTGGTGAGCTGATATCATATTCCCACCACTTCTTATCTACAGTGTTACTATAACCACTATCGGATAGCAAACCCAGATAACTCTGTGTGGAAATCTCTTCAACGTCTTTTGGATCTCTACCATAGACTATACTACCATCACCCATCACTAAAGTCTTCATAGCATCAAAAGACCATGCACCGTAATCTCCAAGCGTACCGGTAGCTTTTCCTTTATAAGTTGAAGCTACACTACATGCATTATCTTCTATGAGGATTATTCCTTGTTCTTCACATAAGTCGATTATAGGTTTCATATCACAAGTCCAACCTGCATAATGAATTAACATGACAGCTGTTGTTCTATGTGTAATATGTTTTTTTATATCTTCTACCGTTACGTTAAGCGAACGCTCATCGACATCACAAAATACAGGAGTTCCTCCGTTACCTATTACTGCATTAGAAGCTCCTACGAATCCAATCGTAGGTATTATTACTTCAAATGGTATAGTGTTGTGCCATTTGTATTTATTCTTGCAGAATTCTATGATTTGAAACATGCCTTCTGTACAGCTATTAGTCATCATGACTTGTTCTCTATCCACTCCAATAAACTCTGAGAAGTTCTTTTGGAATTCTTCCGTCTTTGGTCCCGTACCAATCCAATTGGATGCAAAGACTTCTTTGACGGCTTTTAATTCTTTCCATCCCAGCATAGGTTGAAATATATTAATCACGACAGGTCTCTTATAAGTTCTTGAGTATTTAAAGTTTCGTATGAGTAAGGTATCATTTGTCCTCCAAATGTGAAAACCTCTTGATTCCAGAAATTTATTGGTGCTGAATGTAGCCCAAAAACCTCCGAATGGGCAACAATTTTTATATCTTTTCCCAAAAAAGGTGGCACGTATAAATGGCTTCTGAAATCTCCCTCAGTAAAAAATACGCAGTCGCTTGCATTATTAATTAAACAGCTCTGTTGTTCAAACCCGTTACATGAGATCGAGTGGAAATTAGATGAACCATCTGTAGACTTACTATCACCAACCCTTCCAGTATCAAAGTTTAAATATATGACACGACGGTGCTTTGATATCTCATTCATTACTTGGTCGTGATCGATCAATTCCTTTGATTTAGTAGTCATGAACGAGTCTCTTTTAGCAGATTGGCATAGTATATAATCATCATTTAAATCTAAATTGTATTTTGATTGAATATACATTTTCCAATCAGTTTGATTATGTGATTCAATCTTAGCAAACATATTATTTCTAACATCCAAATATGACCATGGAGTTCTACGTTTACTATAGATACCTCCTTGTTGAGGTCCTATCTTTCCAAATTTACAATCTTCTAAGTACTGAGGATCTGAACTCCATATCCACTGTGGTTCGTGCAATGTTATTGTTTCTTGTAGGAACTCTTGAACTTCAGCCTTAATGTCATCAACACATTTTCTATTTAGTTCGGAGCAACCTTCTTGATCATAACCCAGCGCCAACTCCAAAACAGCTATGTAGATACCTGCTGTGCTCTTCTTATAAGATTCTAGTTCTGATATGTCTATGTATTCATCTGCAAACTCATATACAGGTTGTAACCCTTTGCGTCCGCAGATTATTATTCTATCTTGTGGCAGCTTGTATAATGTTGCCCATTTACGAACAACACCCTGCCAATTGAACATTTCATAACCAAACTCACCTAAGAAGGTGAATATATAGTCTTTACCGTTCTTTCCAGTAACTGTAGATGCCTTTTTCAATCTCGTAACTTTCCCAAAATTTTCTTTCTTTAATTGGTTGTTTTTTAGCCCAGTCCCACATTTTTGCTAATCCATCTTGTAGAGAATATACATCTTTATACCCTAACAATTCAACAGATTTTTCCCAAGTAGGATGAGCATCCTTTACTTCATGTCGTTTCTCTTTGTAGATTTTATCACCTTCTCCAATAACACTTCTAAGTATTTCGTTAGCTTCATTAATGGAGTAATGCTGCATACCTCCAAGATTAATTATTTCTTTTGAGCAATTACTCTGAATGCCAGCCTTGTATAATGGTTCTAGAGTATCATCTATATAACTGAAAGCTCGTTGTTGTTCTCCGTCACCAAATATTGACATGGGTTCGTTCATCATGTGCTGATACATCCATATCCCCAAAACGTTTCTATATTTGTCCCAAATGTTTTGTTTCCTTCCATATACATTATGAGGTCTAATGACACACCAATCTAAACCATGCTGCTCACCTGCTATCTTTATATCCATCTCACAAGCGTATTTTGCTACACCATATGGATCTATTGGATTTGGTAAATCATCTTCAGAGAATGGTGGTGTGCCGTGTCCATAAACTGCCATTGTAGATGTGAACACTAAACGCTTTACATTGTAATTTATACAGTTGTTTATAATCTTTGATGTAGATATCAAATTGTTCTTATAATTAAAACTCCTCATGAAGGGACTCAGTCCCTCTGCTGCATAAGCCGCCATGTGATATACTAAATCTGGTTTATGTTTAGAAAATACCGCTTCTAGTTTATTATCTTCTACCAGATCAAATTGTTCAAATTCAACCTTATCATTAACATTTTCTAAATAACCTCCACTCAGATCATCTACACCAACTACAGTATGTTTATCTCCATGGTTGTCAATTATCCAGTCTGCAAAGTTGCTTCCTATCAATCCAGCAACACCCGTTATTAATATTTTCACTAATTGTTCTCCCTAATTGTTTGAAATGTATTCTGTACTGCTTCAAATGAATATATTTCATTAGCTTTTTTAAAAGATTCCTGTATAATGGGAATTCTGTAGTTTACATCTAACATTTTAACAAATCGCTCTTCAAGTATATCTAGATCATTTGTTGCTGTATCAGGGTGTAAAATATAATGAGAGTCGTTTACACCTCCCAAATTTGGTATTCCCAATATAGCACTTTGTATCCCTTGCTGACCCTGCTGTGGTTCTGGATCACAGTTCACACAAAAAGTAGATTTACTAAATGCTTTCATGAAATCTAACCACTGTGTTGGGGAATATTCAGTAGCCTTGCGTACAACCGGTACATTATATTTCTTACCCAAGTAGTCTGCAAATTGTTCCGTATTACCTCTACGTGGTGGATGAGGTGGTATATAACTAAATATCTGTTCCGTCCGTTGTTGTCTGTAAAATTTCATATACAAATAATTAATATCATACGGTTGAGGCAAAAAGTGTAATTTTTTATTTACATCATCTCTTAGTTGAGGAAATATCCTATCTATTGAATCTTTGTATGGAATTACCACTCCATCAGCCTTATTGAATAAGTTTATTCTATTATCATATCCATCATAAAAGTACAATTCTTTTATAGTAGCGTAAATCTCTGCATTAGGATATTTTTTGCGTACGTCCTCAATGCTATATCGATCTGTATTCTTTTCTATAACCAAAAATATTACATCTAGATCCAGATCGGGTAATTCATTCCATTCAGGCCAATTTATCAAGTAACCATTAAAACAAAACGGATAAGCAAATGGTCCCATGGTGCATTCGTTACTAATACTATGATGCCATTCATATGGTGTATCATCGGACATCTTATAAGCCTTACCATTATCAACCTTAAAGGAGTTTTGTATACACTTATCCACTATAAAAGCAAAATTCATTCTGTACCTACTCCATCCAAACTTGATAATATACCATGAAAGTGAGTAACAAATCTCTGAGGCGTAAACAACTTAGAGTAAGTCTCTCTCATATTCTCTACATAAAATTTTTGTTGGTTTGGATAATCATCCAACACGTTAGATATTTTGTCATTTAGATCTGACCAATCATAGTTGACATCAAGATAAGTCTCACCTGGTATGTATGGATTTGGTTCTGTTATCATCCAATCCAGGTTAGGTTTCACTAAAATAGAGCCCATCATACTTGCCTCTAAATCTCTTGGTGCCATAGCTCCATAACCCAAAGGAGCCATAATGAATCTAGATTTATACATGTTGTTATAGTATTGTTCAATTGGTATCCTGACACCATTTTCTAACTTAGCTAATTTGAAAGATGGATCTAATGTTTCCATCAATGCTTTTCTGTGAGGATCATAGTAATCTGTTTGGGATAACCCATGTTCGTATACTGGTTCTTTTGTAGGATATCCAAACATACAAGATACATCAAATTCCTTTTCAGGACTATATGCATACCAATTTGTCTGTACGGTGGAAAGCCAATTACATCCTGCCAATCTTATACGAGGCATTAGTTCATCTATATCAGGAACATCATAATTACCTTTGCCCCAATAGTATCTACCATTAGCAGTCTTCTCTTTGTACATTTGAGGATCTCTTAACATACTGTTTTTTAACATACAGACCGCTTTAGATTCTCTCAACAATTCTGCCGTTCCTATCAAGCTGGTGGAGTCTTGTCCATCCACTATAAAGTATTCACCGGTAACCTTAGATAAAAATTCTAGACCCTTCTGAACGGACTCTTCTAAAGATACTTTTTTATTTATTACACTAGCTTGACCCACGAACGCATAGTCGTATGAATCTGCTTCTCCTACAAACTCTATACCAGCTTCTTTGAACCAATCATAAGCAGCCATGTAAGGTCTGAATGTAGTTTCGTTGCGATGAATGTGATAATCTAGTAATTTAATTCGAATCATTTGTTTGTTAGTACCTCATGATAAAATAAATTTTGGTTTGTTTGTCTCTCTAGAGTTTTATGGTGATATAAGCTCCATTCTTCTTCTTGTGGAAGAAAACTGTAATCTGTATATCCCACCATTCTCTCATGTACTGGTTTCACCCAATATATGTTAGATCGGTTCTTATGTATTCGAGGTTGCCAATCCGGATAGTTTACCCATCCCTTATCATTCAATACCCATCCCCATCTCATAGCTATCTGATCGGTTATACCAGTAACTGTATTGACTCGTGGTACCCAGATTAAATCAACGTTAGTATTACTATCCAGGATAGCTTTAATGTTTGTTATCAAAGTGGCATGAGGCATCTCATCCGCATCTAGATTAAAAATATAATCTCCCTGACACATTTTTCTAAGATGATTTTTCTGACCTGCAAAATCTTTAGCCAAGCGTCGCTGCTCGTATCTAAAGTCATGAATACTACTATACGTCTCTATTATTTCTATAGTATCTTCGTTCGAGTAATCATCCACGATAACTATTTCATCTTCTGCATCTTTATACTTGACTAACGTATCCAAGAGAGCCTCAAGAGTATCCGTTTCGTTGTGAGTCAATATACTGTAACTAATTGATGTCATTATCCAGCCTTCGATAATTTAAATTTTATACCCTTCACACCGGTAATGTTCTTGATTTCATATTTTCTATATGCATTCTTTTTACTGAGAATGGGTTTAGCTATACTACCATATACTTCTTGCATAATAGGTCTCAATACAGTCATAGCTGCAGATCCTATTCCTCCAGGAACAGCCATTCTTGTAATTGAATTTTCAGGAGATACATATCTACCTCGCTCATCTCTTTCATCTTGGAATAGTTCTCTGGATTGTCCTCTGATATTACGACTCAGTATCTCAAATAATTTATCCAGTTCATAATTGGACAGATAATTTAAATTGATACCATGGAGTAGTATTTTATCAGTATTAACATTTCTATCCGTTAATCCGTTAGCCATTACCATTATCAAAGGTCTCTTGTCTCTTATGTTAGTACCAGAATATCTAAACTCGATAATCTGTCCTGCGCGAATCTTCGACTCTTTGAGAGGAATGAGTTTGAGTATCTTATCCCTATGACTGTATTTGCTTTGCATTATCTAAGATTTGTCTGGCCTGGTTAAGAAATTCTATACACTCATAAAATTTACTAAAAACTGTTTGATTATCAGTATCGTATCTCTTTGTATGGTAACCACCATCTCCATCTGGATATTTTGACTGTTCCTCTTCAGGAATACTTACCATCACTGCAAATGCCCATTTAGGTTGGTCGTTCTCTTCTATCAGGTATATCATGCCTTCAGGTAAAGTCATTACACCAGGTATCCAAGTTCTGTTTTGAACTACCTTCTTATATTTTTGAGCTAAACCTCCAGCCTTTTCCAACACATCAGTCTCTACGCCTTCTAGTAAGGAATCAGATGATGCATATCCACAATACAAACACTGAAGCATTTTTTCTCCATCTTTCTCTATAATATGTAAAGACTTCTCACCACATAATGAACAATAAGTAACTAACTTCATTATATTTTCTTTAGTTTTGGTAGGTTGAGACTTACCGGTTTTGGAACATCCTTGGCAGCACTGCTGACTATATCGTTAAATAGCACCATCATATCGGATTGTTTGTATTTGGATCTGTTGCGTTTACCAAGTGCTCTTGCTTTATCCTTGAGCTCAACAATATTATCATATGCATACTTTAAAGCTGTATATGCTTGATGTTCATCAACCGTGAACCAAGAGGATTCTTTTATCAATATTTCATCCCACACAGCAGAGTTTGGTATCTGTTCTAATTTACCATCAATTAACAAACTGTGTTCCTTGGAAAGAAAATCTACAGGTCCGGACCAATTGGAACAGATCACTGGTAGATCTACCATGGTAGCTTCAAGTAACGGTCTACCAAATCCCTCACCATGAGTGAAGCTAACTAGTGATTTAATCTTTGGATGATTATATAAATAACTCATCTCCATCTCTGAGAGATCGCCGTGCAATAAATAGACAGGTGGAAGCTTCCACTCTTCAGGAAACCCTCTCTGTACGCTTTTTATTTTACCCAAGATCTCTTCTTTGTCCAATATACTGAAAGTAGCTCCGCTTGTCTTCAATATCAAAGCTGGCTGTTTAGACTTATTAGCAAATGTTTCTGAAAATACTTTGATGGTTCGGTAGATATCTTTGCGATCTTCCCCAAATCCTCCTTTGACCCACTGACCGACAAACAAGAATGCAAATTTTTCTTCCACCATATCGTTTATGTAATCAAAAAAATTCTTTTCAATTTCATCTGGTTTGATAACTTTGAAGATATCATCTTCCGTACCCTCGAAGAGAACTTTAACTGGTTTAGTAACTTTTAGTTCCCCAACCTTTTGAGTAGTCCCGTCAGGCATATTATTAACTTGGTCATAAATAGTATTAACTATGGAAGCTTTACTGTGTTCTGAAGGTACTATTATCATATCCATTTTGTTGCATCCCTCAACCCATGGCTGAGAAATTGCTGTCGTCTCTATACCAGCCGTCACTCCTATATTGACTTTACCAACTTGTTGGAATTCATTTGGAATTCTAACATCAAAGTAAATATCTGGTTGCTGGTTAAGTGGTCCTTTGAGAAAAGAATCTAATACTTGCTTGTGTCTAGGATTGTTGGGCTTTAAAAAGTTTCTTGGTGTCTCACCCCATCTCACATCTGCCAATACGATATCATATTTTTTTGAATCATTTAGAGCGTAAAACAATGATCTTGCATGATCACCATATCCCGAACGTGTGTTGAATGGACCCTGCATTAATACTAACTGTTTAGACATTATACTACCTCCAATGTGTACTTAGGTTTTGGTTTCCAATTATCAAATGCTCCATCCATAGAATCTATGAATCCTTGTCCCATTTCAGCTGCATCCATTCCTATATTTTTATTCTTTACGAACTCTCTACCCAAGTTACCACACCTCTCTCTTTCCTCTGGACCTACATTGTACCATTCTAATAGAGCTTCACCAGCATCTTCATACGTACATCTGTCGTCAAATATGTATGGTGTTGGAGGTGACCCCATCAGTGATATAGTTGCGGGAAATACTGGTTTTGCCCACTCACCACACTCAGTATATTGACCTCTGTGGTTACTCCCTAACTCAACATAGTCTTCTGCTGAAAGATGTGTGCCATCTTCTTTTTGAAACCCACACTGATCTTGTAGACCACCCGTAACATTTACCACTATTGGTGTTCCGACAGTAAGAGCCTCACAGCTGCCTAGCCCAAAGCCTTCGTTGGATGCTAAGTTGATATAAACATCACATTCATTAAACAAGAAGTTCATTTTTTGATCATCAAACGGACCACCTCTATCATATGTAAATATTGCTCTGTAGTTTGGCATCATCGCTTTACATACAGCTCTTAGATCAGTTCCATTATCATCACTAACTTGAGTGTGAAACACGATAGCACATTTGTCTCTATCTTTTTCAGGTAATTGATCTACCATGTGTTTGAAAGCCATCACTACGTCACCAGGTTGTTTTCTTCTAATGTTACGGTTACTGTAAAGTACTTTAAATTCATACTTATCTAGCTCGTATTGTTTACAGAAGTTAATATATTCGGTTGTCGACTTATTCACAGGAAAGAATCTCTTACTGTTGATCCCGTGAGGAACATACTTCAATTGCCAATCTTCATAGTCTGGTAGTATTCTTTTATTTATGCCATACGTCTGTTTGGAAATAGACAATAAGAGATCACAACTACGATAAAAGTTTTCATTCCACATTGGATCTGGAAGATCATCCCAAATATTATTATAGAATATTGGAATCTGTGTTCTTATTTCATGTTCCATCTGATACAACCATATCCAAAATCTTGGATCTGTATAGTGTAATATTGCATCAGGCTTTTCTGCTGCTATAACCTCTCTTAATACATCAGGATTACCGTACCCACTAACAGGATAAATCTTTACAGATGCATCCTTTACTCCGGTTTCAGTTGCCGCCATCTGTGACATGTCAGTCACTTTTCCTTCTTCAGGATGTTTGATAGCTCCTCCTATCTGTACCCAGTCATATTTGTGTAATGTATTCATTACGATGTCCTTGGATACAGTTGCGACTCCACTATGCATACGCATATCATCACTCAGTAGTAATATTTTTTTCTTTGCCATAACTAAAAATTGCTTCCACTGACGGTTAAGTTGTCAGTTGTTTCTAATTTGTTTTGAAAATCCGGATCATTTAAATACAGATACATTGATCTATTAGCCAATCTCTGTAGCGTCATATTAGAATTCACAGTAGCTACTTTGAAATGAGTATATAGTGTTTCTAATATTTTCACCGATGTTAATTTTATAGGTTTGTCCATTGTATTCTCCATACTTATGTAGATATATATCTATGTAGATATAAAAACAATTGATTTATGTGAGAATAATGAAATCTTTTTCCATCTTTTTTATGTAGTTTATCGCTGAGGCAGTACCTGGTGAATTATTTAAGTTTCCTTTTGTGACAAATGCTACCAACTTATCACAAGCCTTTGCTATTTGTTTATTACGTACAAAATAATAACTCATCTTAAACGGTTTACCAAACACATCTTTGGGTAATACACAATGTATGTTGTATGGATAGTGAAATGGAGGATATTCTCTATACTCCACATCAAGCTCAAGAGAATACTTTTTAGCTAGATAATCTGCTCCATCCTTTTGACCTCCACTCAACACAACCAATTCATCTCCAAATCGTTGCCTTAGCTGAAATATAAAATTTTTGACCTTGCGTTTATCTTGATAAGTACGTGAACCAACTATACCTATCTTCACTACACACCCTCATCACAATGTTCTGTTTTTCTAAATTCACACCACTTACATGCTTTCTTGCTTGGTGTAGCTGGTTGTTCCGTAATGAATTGTCCATCATCTGTAAAACTCTTTGCTATGAATTCTGCTAACCCATTACTTGCTCTGTTCATACTTACTGAACCATTAGCCGGAACAAACTTTTGTACTCTCTTTTGAGGAAAGTCTGCTTTCTCATACAAACGTCTCTTAACAATAAAATATTCGACATCAATCTGTTCTACTGATACTTTCCACTGCTCAGCAAGAAATCTTTTATACAAGAGTAGCTGTGAAGTTTTAGTCTTATCAGCTTTCATCCATTTGTTCCAACCCATAGTAGATGTCTTGATGTCTATGATCTTATAAGTATTTGTTGGTTCGTGATACATGACCACATCCAAGAAACCAATAAATCGTACACTCTCCGACAGTTTAATATTAATTGGAACTTCAATACCCTTGAGCTGCCATCCCTTTTTGGAAAAATATTCTCCTCTTCGCTTTACAAAGAAATTTATTATGTCTACACCATCTTGAAAGAATTCTTGTAATTCTTCCTTTGTACATGGTACACGATCGTGCTTTTCTTTGGTTGACATGAACTCTTTGATCATTTCTTCTTGAAGTCTTGATTCTAACGGTAAAGTATCTGCTGCTTTTACCGTTTGGGTATACATCGTAGTCAAATATTCCTGCAATACTGTATGCATAGCTGATCCAAATAATAAATGTATACTTGGTTTGAATTCCACTAGTTTGTCGATATACTTGAGCTTCCATTGTTTTGGACAATTTTGCCATAATGTTAGCTGACTATAACTGATTCTTTTCATTTTATCTTCTTCATCTTATCTTTTGATACCCCATATTGGCTGCAAAATAATTTAAATATTTCTTTATCATTGATTAATCTTAATCCTTCTACTGCATCTCTCTTACTGAGGTTTAAGTGTTTACTAGCCAACTCAACCAACCAATCTGGATATTCACTTTCTTTTTTACCTTTAACGTATCTATTAAATTTACTATTTTTTGGTATTACTGAACACCAGAACTTATAGACATCTCGTGAGGAAGTCAACGATAAACTGTATTTTTGAAAGTGGTTAACTAGAGGGAGCAACTCAGCGTCCATACTAAGAAATCTATTAATCATGTATGGCTGAAATGCTTTCTTGTCTCCATCACTAAAAGATTCCCAAGGCTTTTTGTAATTGTTTATTTGCTTGATCCAGTCAAATATATTCAATCTACTGCAGAAGTTTTAGTGAACTCTTCATTTACATGTAGACATGACTCGCATGCGAACACTACTATAGGTATGATAGTATCCTTACCGTTTGGTGATACAATAGCCGACATTCTCTTTAGTAAGGTAGTTTGTTTAAATGTGTGGTTACCGCATTTTTCGCACACCATATCCGTTGCTTTTGATAAATCGATATTAGGTTGCTGTCTTGGTTTTTGGCCTAGGCCGTATGTTTCTGACATTATGTCTCCGTTTTTAATATGTTTACGATCAGTGCCATGAAGTTGATTTCTTTATCAACGGCATGAACGTCTCTGTATTGAGCTTCACTCAAATGTAGTATTATTTGTGGTTCTGATCCAGATGGTGCATAATTATCCAACTCATCATACAAGAACTTAATTAGTTCGTTATAATCCTGTACGTGATTGTCTGCTACTAACTGACGGATACTTCGTAGTGAACTCTTCTTTGATAAGTGTTCTACCAATTGTTGCTTATAGCTCTGTTCTATCACAGATGAAGCATCAATTTTTATCTTCCCACCAACAGTCTGTCTCTGAGCTGAGTTTATTACTTGTCTGATGTCAGGGTATCCCATATTGACTAGGACAGCTACATCATCCACCTTACACTGTACACCTTCAGTTTGAAGTATATTATATAGATGAGAAGCTACTTCTTTCTTGGAAGGAGGTTTGACGTTATATGCTTGACATCGAGATTGGATTGGGTCTATAATCCTTTCAACATAATTACACGTTAGAATAAATCTCGTATGTTGACTAAAAGTTTCCATTATGTTTCTCAATGCTGCTTGACTAACCGGTGTAAGATAATCAGCTTCATCTAATATTACAATCTTTAGTGGATTAAAACCTACAGAAGATGCGAACGTCTTAATTTTATCTCTAACGGTGTCGATATTTCTCTCATCACTAGCATTAATATATAAATGATCACTAGAGACGTTCTTAACTATTATTTTAGCTAGTGTGGTCTTACCCGTTCCAGCTTTACCATACAATAACAAATGTGGAATATCAGAACTACTAATGTATCCCTCAAATTTACTCCGTAGATGTTCATTACCTACATAGTTTTTTAGATCCTTGGGTCTATGTTTTTCAGTCCAAATATATTGGTCTATCATTAATTATCATCCTGTATTGCTGTTAAGAAATACTCACTATGATAGTCTCCACTGTCAAATTTAATATGAAGCAACCCTTTATCTGAAAATTTTAACTCACCTAATGTACACTCTCTATTAGCTAGAAGTATTTCTTTGAATACGTTTGCATTGAAAGTTAATCTCTCCATAGGAAAATCACTTTTCTTTACATTTAGAGGTATACTAACCCTATGTGAATTTGTATTAGAGTGACCTATAACAATTTTAGTAGTACCGTTTTGAATCAAGCTAAAAGTTTCTATCTCTGACAGAGCCGTTTTGCCTTTTATGAATGTATTACTAAAGTTACTATCCACATCTACACTTAGATCAAAGTCTGGTAGATTCTTTAGAGAAGGTGGGTCTTCAAATACACTCAAGTCTGCTAATGCAAAATTAACTTCATTCCCATTACTTTTCAACTTCAATGATATAGCTGCTTGATCTATCTCTACCAATGACACGTCTAGATTTCCATCCAGCACACTGAGCATCCTTGATAGTTGACCTGTTGAGTATACCCCAAGTACGCGATCATCAAAATCAACATTATCTACTTTTACTTTACCAATCAAAGACTTATCTGGAGTCATCATAGCTGTCAATAGATTATTATTTTTAAATATCCACTTCACAGAATCTATTGATCCTCCCAAAGAGTATTTGATTATAAACCTCTCTAACTTAGTTTTATTCATTATCATTTAGATACTCCGGCAAGTCGCCCTCTTTGGTGTTGTATCCACCTGAGTATGAACCCCAGCTTTTACTATCACCTATTATGAATTGAGCTACTCTGGACATCTTTTCTAACTCCATAGTGCCTCCCATGTTATATAACATACCATTTATATGGCCTTGATATCCTGAATCATACAGACCACTTAAAATATACACACCATTACGATTAAGCGTTGATCTAGTTACTAACCAACCAACCGTTCCTGGTTGCATCTCGACGTATGCTGGTGACATGAAATCATATATACCCTTTTCCAAATTCCATATCTCTTTACCATCTTTGTTCTCCGTCGATACTAATTCTCGCTCTCTATGAGTCTTGTCTTCTTGGTGTAGTGTAAACTTTGTAGTTGTATCAACTTTCCATATTTTTTCTATTCGTAAATCTACAGCGTTTGGTTCTACATGATTAACGAGAACACCTTTCAACCATCCTTTCTTGATGGGCTCCATTGGATTATTAAACATTTATACTCCTATGTTATCGCAAGTTTGTGCCATCATCGGCAAACTTACTCGTTACTGCTATTGCATTCCAAGGATGCAAACTTTCTTCATGTGATATCGATACACTGAAATCTGATATCACGTTTTTATCATACCACTCATCTAATGCCTGGTGTAATATTCTAGCCACATCTTCACTAAACAATAAATTAGCTCCATTCAACTCTGCAAATGCTTGCTCATCTTTTCTCTTCACCACTATCTGTACTTCGGTAGGTATGTGTTCTCTACATAATTCTACTAAGTCCTCTATCCAAACTATCTTTTCATCAGTTGGATCAAAGCCTACAGTCACTGTAGCTATTGATCGTTGGCTATGGGCATTTGCTGCAGCTTCTCTTCTAGTTCTAGCATCATAAGCTAACTCAAAGCTACATGGACAGGTCGAAGAGTATACATACTCAATAGTTAAATAAAATGTATATGGACTGGATCCATTAGAGGTCTTTTTATACTTACAATCCAATGTGGTATTATATGCTATATGACCCTCCAAGTTAGATCTCAGAGATTGTTGAGTCCAAGGATACTTGAAACGTAACTTACAGTAAGCCGTTTCTGATCCTTGCTTATCTGCTAATTCTGTTAGAGCGTCCTTAATACCGTCGATAGATAATTTATCTTTTATCTTTTCATGCATAAGAAGATACAATCTAGATAAATTTAACCCCTTGGCGTTTACATCATCTAGAGAACAATACAAACTTGCTTCTGCTTGAAGAACTTGACTCTCTCCATCCCTTCTTAACAACTTGACCGGTAGGTCGACAGGACCTATTCCAACCTTTTTGAGTGGTATTCTAGCACCTGGGATCACTGGATCTATTTGTGGATCCGGTAAGTCATCCCCAGGTATATGTTTCTCATCATACTTAAAAACCAAATCAGGCATCTTTCCTGAATAATCAATCGACATTAATTGTCCTCCATGCTACAAAGTTATCGTCTACAGTTTTCAGTTCTAACATAGAAAGCTGTTTACTAAAATCTAATTTTTCTAAAACTATATCATCCACAAGACGATTCTCAATTTTATTTCCTGTGTAACCATATACAAATGGCATTGATGTGTCATTAGAACGTATCCAATCATACCCCATACTATAGTAATAAGTCAACTCATTTATTCCTGCATTATCAGATCCAAGTAGATGAGTTTCTTTACCAAATTTATCTGGAGTCATATCATGTTCAATCAAAAAATCTATACATTTAATTCTACCCTTAGTACAGTTTCCACTCTCCGTGTGGTTACCCTGAAAGCTTTCGGGTACAGACAGCTTTGATAATCCTATTACATCAATATTATCCATCCTTACCAACTCTTCATAACAATCTAACCACTCCACTTGCGTCCTACCCTGCGGTATCGCCATGAATTTTGTAGTTTCATATAAGCTCTGATCCTTCTTGTTCACGAACTTACAAAAGTCCCTAACCGAGTCTACTGTGTCGGCTCCATTAAACAATATATCTATAGCACATATTTCATCTGGCAAAGACATCTGTGCTGCACTCAATACCATATCTTGAGGTACTCCTCTTCCCTCTTGTTCAAACTCAAATGCTGAATTATCCATAATAGTATAGCTTTGTTGGTTAGAATAGTATTCACAATACTTCTCATCTGATAATATCTTATGTGCTAAACTGAGTTGTCTTTGACCCAATGATGCATGTGATTCTAGATGTGGTGTGCTAGTAATATAGCATATATCAATTTTCAATTATTCCTCCTTGAATGTTATCTTCGAAGACAGATACCTTCCAATTTCTGTCTCCATATTTTTCTATTAATTTATTTAGTACCATTGAGCCTAGCATCTCACAACTACTGGCTCCAAATTTTTTAATGTACTTTCCTGGATATTTATCTTCAATAATTTTCATGAGATCAATCCTCAACATAATAAATTCTATCTCTCTGTCATGATGCTCAACATCACACTCTACATAAAAGTGAAAGTCGTGATGATGTTCGTGCCTTAGAAATCCAACCTCAGGAAAATGTTTATCAGCATTGGGCCAATTGTGTGTTCCTAACACGATATGCTTTACTTTAATTCTCGCCATTCATATATCCTTCTATTTGTTCGTACAAATCATTATAGTTACCACAGTTATCGATGTAATGATCACACTCATCTTGTGCTGTGGTATTAACAAAGTTTTCCGATACGTGTTCGCTCTGATCTTTTGTTAATCCTGTTCTTCCACCTACGTAAATTACATCTCCACCATTCTTTTTGATCCAATCATATTCAATTTTAAATCTCACATCAGATACTACTATGCTTGTTTCTCCATTAGTACCAAGTTCCTTTACCTTATCTTGAATAGAACGCTCGAGCCAATACGTATCCGCAATTCTATACCTCATATCCATACCATATAATTGAAGAAATCTTCTCACTGAGAACTTGCCATGATTGACCACTTTAGTATCCTGCATGTCCCACAAACACAACTCTTTGTTCTTGATAGATTCAAGCGTCTCCAGATCCATATCAAGATATTTACACAAATCCACTTTCATGGCATCAGCAGCTGCTACGCGATTAAAATCATAATGTTCAACTAAATAATTAGCAATAGTGTCCTTACCGGAACCACCTTTACCACACACACCTATTATATCCATTACACCTCCCTTTCCGTATCAAATGCAATTATGTGATCCCTACCCGTCATTCTGTAACCTCGTTCTGCACACAATTCAAACACTTTAGGATACATTTCTATCAATGTTTCTCTAGTATCTCCCGCAGGCATAATATATGTTTTAGATTTTGGTATGTTTAACTCCACTCTGAATTCTTCTATCTCGTTAATATTCTCTTCCGTTCCATCCCATACAGGTTTAAAGTGATAATCTGAATGGTATGAAATCAACTCATCTATTGTGTCTAAATTTAGCCTCAATCTATTGTGAGTGTCAACAAATTTTTGATCTACTATCTGACCCTTTGGCGTCTTAGTTCCAACCACTGGAACTGAGTTACTAAATTTTGGACTTATACTTAACAAGTGTATTGGTATATCAGTCTCGAATGCATGAGAACCTTCCGTTTCCATCGTGACAAATATGCCTCGATCATCGGCAAAATACATTAAGTCATTTACTAACTCTTGATGCATACTAGGTGATCCACCAGTCAACATCATCTCATCAATCTGTGGATTGTCGTCATATATCTTATGAAGATCGTCCCAAGTATATTTACCCTTCTCGGGATGTATGCTCGTGTACCAGGAATCACACCACCCACCTTCACCAAAATAACATCTATGAGTGCAACCGGTTGTTCGAACAGCTATCGTTGGAATGCCAAATCTACTACCTTCTGATTGTACACATCTGTATAATTCTAATATTGGTAATGTCTTAGACATAATATTCTGCCATGTTATCTTCATGTTCCCAGCACTGAACCTTGTATACCTTTGCCCTACCATTAGTTTCTTTCGTGACTACTTCTTGTAGATATTTTGCTACAAGTTCAGCAAACTTTTCGCATCCAACGCCATCTTCTAATATCCTGAGGTCGATAAGTTCCGCTTCATCTAAAAACTTAAACAATTTTAATTCAGGATCATCAGCTGCTACGCATGTAGTATGATCAAACATGTTTTTCATCCACTCCTTCACACCATTACGTTTGAAACAACCAAAATCTATAACCCAACCCTTATCATCAAGTTCACCTTCAAACCATACTTTAAAACAAAAGGCATAACCATGAATTAGATTACAATGCGAGTCAGCTCTCCATTGTCTAAATGCTGTGCTGTATCCTATAAATCTTTTATAACTTCTATGTTTACTCATTATCTTTCCTTTTTGTTTTCATATCTTACGTATTCAATAAAAAACCAACAACAGATTGCCATTACAGTAAGTGGCATTAAATTAAATAATATTATCATATATTCTCCTTGTACAATACTCATTATAAATTCTTTAGTCAACATTTATTTTAAAAAAACCTTGCAAGTGTATTTCTAGGATCAGTTGGTGGTGCCCACTTCATAGCATCATAGAAAGTAATAATTTTATTCAAAGCTAACTTTTCATATAACTTTTCTATATCAATATAAACCTTTACAAACTCCATTATCTTATCCGGATTATCTGTATTCTTGAACGCTACTTTATTAATCCCATATGGGTTTGTCTTCAAGTATACCCATTTTATTTTATCTCCACCAACCACTTCAGTATATTGGTCATCTACATCCATATCTTTTAACATTGAGTTATAATTTATTGCTGATTGTACATGTGCTGGAGTTCCTTTGACTGATTTATTACCTGGTCCTAAAAACTTTTTTATTTGTTTTATACCTGTGGACATTGCGATATCTACTATGGGTTCTTGTTTCATGTTTCGTTTGAATGATATTACAATATCATCTATAGCATCTTTAGTCTTACCTTTGAGTAGCCCCGTGACGACCTCTGTTAATAGTGTCTTGAAAGATTTAGGAAAATTACTTCTAACTATGTCTATACCTTTAACTAATAACTCATCTACACGCATACCCTCGGAGTCTATAATCCACAAACTATATCTCTTCTTACTTATAAAAATACCATTTGGAGCAATTACTTCTTGCTTGAATACAAAACGATGTTCGTCTATATTAATCATACGTTTGGCAAACATATTGAGTGATGTATTGATATAGTCTTGAAACTTTTCGCATTCCTTCAAGGTAAGCTCGACCATAGTATCATGGTTTGTAACATCTACTGATTTATCATTCTTTTGTATGAGTGGTAATGCACTGAAGAATAATGAGTCCGTGTCGATGTATATACAATAATCTTTCTCTATACCCAGCTTTTCCTTATAATAGTGATTACCAGCTCGTTCTGCGTATTTGATCATGGCTTGACCAGTTGTTGTAACCGACATTGCATTCTCAAGATCATAATATCTAAACACTGGTAATGCTGCAGCTCCGTACATAGAATTTAATAAAATCTTTTGTGTATATTGTTTGATATCAAATATATGAGCTGTTTCTTTATCTCCCTGTTGGAAGAACTTCTTTCTAAGATTCTTGAACTCCACACGTTCAGAGAACCACTCGTTGAGTATTGATGGAATCAAACCTTTAATATCTGTACGATATAGTATTCCATGAGCTGATATAGCTATCGCATTATCATCAAGATGCTTTTTCATTCCATCGTGGTCAAAAGTTCCTATAACTTTACCCTTTAAATCTTCCACTCTATACTGTAAATCTTTCTTACGAGCATACTTCTCTGCATCCCATCCAATAACACGACCCACTTTTGTCTCTGGGGATATATTCAAACTCATCATAATATTAGGATACATACTAGCCGCATCAATATCAAAGACCCATTGATGCATTCCTACTTGAGGAGATTTCACAAATGCTCCTGTGATTCGCTCATCACGATCCATATGAGCTACATATTCTGTATTAGCCTTTGACGGAGCTATCACGCCTTTACGTTTTAGATATGTAAGTATGGCTCCATCCAATAAATGAGATGTGGAATATATACTCTCATATGGTACGTGACCCTTATGAGCAAGAGCCCTTGCAACATCCATATAGTTAAGTTTATCGTCTAGGAGTTTTAATATTCGAACGTCGTTAATGTTATATTCTATGAACTTGTCTATATCATTTGCATATAAATCGTTTAGAGTTCCCTCATAGGCAACCTTCTTTACTCCAACTTCCAACGAACCTATATCGTCGAGTTTATATGATGGTCTATCTCCCATACTAAACTTCATGTATAATCTATAATAATCAAGACATGATATACCAGCTATCTTGAAAACGTTCTGTCCTCTGTTAAAGATAACTGTACTTATTGGTGACAGCTCGTTAGCTAACTCCGTACCAAGTACCACGCACATTCTGCTGTATAGATAAGGGACGTCAAAGTTGTCTATGTTCCATCCACTGAATATAGTTGGATTGATTTGTTTGACGAGAAGTATAAAATGTTTGAGAAGCTCATCTTCTGTAGAAAATACTTCAATGTCAATGTTATCTTTAGATTTTAGTGTAAGTTTATTGTTTAGATCTAGGACTCCAACATAATATTTGTCATCTTCTTGATCGTATACGGTAAATGATAATATTCTATTAATTGGATTGTGCCAATCTGGAAATCCTTCAAGCACTTCTGTTTCTATATCAAAATAAAGTACCTTATGGTTTACTGATGGTTCATCTGAATTATGATACAAGTCGACTAATGTACGCATTTCAGGATTTATATCAGATTCAAATAATTTAGAAGTGTCTTCTTTTTTCCAATACTTTATCTTTTTGAGTTTATCTCCGTATAGAGATCGGAGAGTACCTGATCTGTTTTTTTCATATGCATACTTTTTGAACGGTAGCATAGTGTGACCTTTTTGATCATCCCACAAATGAATTAGTGGCTTAGCTCCTGTCCAACTTATAAAAATATTCTGATACATCTAAATAACCTTTTGAAATTTACTCAATCTTTCAATTGATAGCAACCATTTTTTATAAACAATCTCCAATATTATGCAGGGGGAATTTGATCCCCCCACACAATTGTATTTGGACTTAAAAATTAACCGAAAGTCCTACATTGAAGTTCCTTGGAGTTCCAAGAAATACTTCAGCGTTATGAGCAGCATGAACTTTATCACCATACCCATTATACTTACTGTTATCCACAGCATCTTGTACATATACATTATCCAAAGCATTGAATAGATGAGCGCTTAGTGTCATATCTAATCCAGCTACTTGAGGTAATTTATATGATAGATGTAAGTCCAATTTGGAATAACCAGGAGCTTTCCAAACCTGTGATCTATCAACATCATCTCCATCTACTTCACGAGAATCAGGTGACCAATCAGAATAATTATCATCGTACATTTTAAACAGACCCTGTATATTTAATCCCTTGATAGGTTTGATCGTCAGACCACCTACATAAGCTGTTTGTGGCATGTCACCGACAAATAGATTATTGAGAGCGTAAGTATACTCTGTTGTTTTCATACCAATGACTTGATCGTTATCATTGTACTCTTGTTCTTGATAATCACCTTTAGCGTCACCATCAAACTTCCAAGTACCTTTACTAAGAGCCAAGTCTAAGTCTACCATGTTATGAAGAGCCACTTTAGCTTCTACTTCATAACCTGTATGACTTTGGTTTACACCAGATAAGAATATTACATCAGTATCGCCTGAATCACCTTGCCCTGTCATTACTGACTTAGTAAGGTTTCTATCAGACCACTGTGTATTGTATCCATTCACTTTTAGAGCAACTTTATCACTCTTGTAGTCTCCACCCACTTCACTACTAAAGAACTTTTCATTTGCTGGATCTGAAGCTACTGAGCCATCATTATAGATTACATTATCCATAATAGGCGGCTTTTGTACAAACCCTACGTTAGCAAACGCTGACATTCTATCATCTAAATT